CACATTCTAGGACTTTCAAAACCATAAAGGAAAACAAAATTTAATATCAACCAACTTTTCTGGCACACTTGCCACATTTCTGAAAAAGGAATGAAAAGAAACCAGTGAAGTTATCAACAGGAGGCACAAAATGCCCCTGCATTATCTTCAAGATATGCGTGCAGTCATTCTTCTTCCAACCACTTTCCGTTGAAAGATCAGATTCATGTAAATCAGAGAAAATAACACCAGACTCTTCTTTCGTGATTTTCGCGCAAAAGAAACGAACGTCAGATCCACAAATCAATTGTGTCTTATCTCGCGGATACAAACCTAAACCATCAGGCATTTGATGCTTAATCTCAAAATGCTCCTTAACCTTCGATGAACTCGACGATTGAGGAACTTTCAAAACTTCGCTAGCCTTCTTCTCAATAACAGTATTGACTACGATTTCTCGTTTCACTGTTGATTGAGAGGTCTGCACCGCGCGCTCTAAAAACCCGCACCTTCAACAAGTCTGTAACCATTGCACCGCAAATGGAAAAAGACAGAACAGTAAGGGTCACCAGTAACCCGTAAATAGAAAGCAACAGCCGGATATTCTCCAGATGCCGGTGAAATTTGCGCAGCAAGACCTAAAGGAACAGGCACTTCAAACTTGTGAACCATGCCCATATTGAACTTAGTTGACCTATGTGCAACTGCGTTCGGTTTGAGAAAGAAATTGGTGGAGGTCACAGACCCCCCTGATTTATACATAACAAACTCCAAACTATCTCCATCATCGTTACCTTTGTAATGTATCTCGATCTTGTCCAACAACACGGAACCCTGAATAGCTGCCAATTCATTGGAAATGGCACTAATCGCAGAAACATCCTTAGCTACCATCGTATCCCTAGCAGCAGGCACTGCAACAATAGAAATGAAACTTTGCGCCCCCGGGGCAGCAGACTCATGCGACACTCCGAGATCTTTGCTAACGTTAAGAGCGGAATCAATCATCTTGGTTGTTGAAGTACGAAACTGCGGCAGTATAAGCCGAGCTCCCTACGGCCTCAACAGTTGTTGTAAGTAAAGGCTCGAATGTAGGTAGAACTTCCAAGAAGTGACTCAACGCTGCATGTGCTATACCGCGATCAATCTCAATGGTTGAAAAATCAAGATTGAGGCGAATACCATGCCAACGCCTAGTGTTATGGAAAAACACATTAAGGAAACTTAGATATTGCATTTGATTCTCGTCAAGAATCTCATACAAGTAATCCTTCTTAGTGTAAAGCGTCATGAACTCAATAGCGTATGATTTAATGACATCCATTAATTTACCTCTGGATATATTTGCCATCAAGCGCATGTACAAGACCTCTGGGTTCTTCACCACCATGCCTCGTCTTATGAGCCAAGCGCAGAAAGAGCCATACTCTCGAACATTTCTCTTCTCCTCACAAATGTCCTGAGCTTCCCAAGTCAACAGCCACTGCTGTCGCACAGCATATTCACGGAACAATTGAATGTCATCGCCTGATCCTGCCATAGGGTCCCCTTTGGGTATGTCATACTTGAGTAATGTTCGTCCGAGCATAAACATCGTGTTGAACAACCAAGTAAAGAGCTCCCCGGAGAGTCTCATCAACCCGACGAACAGAGTTCGGGTCTGAGCACTGAGCTTATCATGCAAGTAGAAATCTATCAGATCCTCAGGTACATTGAAAAACCGAAGAATCTTCATCTCATATTGCAGTGACGCTCCGCGTTGTGTTCCGTCGAACCCTTTGATGTCAAGATCCACATAGGTCCCCGTTCGAGGATCCCATTTTGCGAACCAATCCATCATGTCTTGCAGACTCTTCTTCGCATGTAAGTAGACGTTCTCAGGCATTATTGCTAATATCTTCTTCAAAAGATACACTGCAATTCCGCCTAACTTGAATAGATACTCGTCTGACTTGATGTAGATGGTCTGTAGGCCCTTAGCATGCTCCGGCGGCCCCTTGAGCTTAAGCTGCGCTTTCCCCATCAGCACAGCGGTAAAGTTCGGATCAGCTCTGTAAGCGGAACTCTTTTTCAGTGTTTGACTACGTTCTGCACGTCTCGCTGAAAATTCCGCCCTGCACTCTTCGTACTCTCTCTCGTCGAATGGAACGTCGTCCGGCCAATTGCAGTAGCTCCTCAATGCATCAAACATGGCATCGCCCATGTCTGTATTGTCCTGCCAATCTCGGTAATTCTCATCATAATCCGCCCTGCGAATTCTTTGAGCTATGCCTGCTTTCATCGATGCCTCATCATGGACGCTCTGGAGAGCGCCCCAATTGAGGTAATGGGTTGAAGTCAGCGTTGGATTGTCGGCATCTGCCCTCTCCTTCAGGATCTTGTCCATCTCGCGATTCGCCTCCTTCCCAAAGATACCTCTCGCCTTTCGCAACTTGTTAACCATGTCTTTCCTGATTTGCCCAGCATCCACTCTGGGCTTGTATCCATCAGGAAATTGGTCGGAGTAGATGTCCTTCCAGACCAGTTCACGGTCGTACCTCTCTTCAACCAAAACATCCACACGCTCGTCGAGATCGTTCTGTTCCGCTCGTAACAAATGCGTCTTCGGAGGCTCCGTTACTATGGGCTCTTCACGGATCCCCTCCTCTCGTAGCGGCGACACACGAACCTCTGGAATGAACTTTCGGAAATTCGCGTCATCTTCGTAAGCCGGATCATCCTCAGAGAGCATACCGTGTCCTCCTCGGAGTATTTGCGTATCCGGATCTATATACCTATCCCACTGATCTGGTGGGTAGTATGGCGACACCGCGTCGTAATTAACGCACTTGGATTTCTCACCGGCCATAACTCTCTTGGTTGTGCTAGGCAACAAGCCCAAAGAAAGCTTAACATCCACATCTCTGCCCGGCACGTACTTAACCGGCGTTCTCATCGGTTGGTTGCGGAAATAGAAATTGCACAGGACGTTCAGCAACGGATTGTTCACACAGGCTCTTTGCTCCTCATTGCCAAAACGTTGTAACACGATGATCACATTCGGTGCACGCGTGAAAGCGGTGTATATGGTAGATATGTCACAATTCTTCAGCCCGACAGGCGTGAGTATAAGTTGACAAATCTTTGCATCCAAGCCTTGACTGCCCGCGAAAGTAACCGTATCGTTGAGATTCAAGTCCCGCTTGTTCAAGACATCCCCTTCACTAGGTACCACGGTCAGAGTATTCATCCAACTGCGCATGCACTCGTCCTCACTCCATTGAGGGTAGAACAACTTCAGATCCAGATGACTCGTTAAGATCGCATCTGTGAAGAACAGCTTGCTATCGCCTTTGTACCAACTAGGCATCCGCAAGATATTCGCGATCGTACCTCCGAATCGATAAGTCCCTTCAATGAACATCGTATTGTAGGCTGCATAGAACTGTCCCTCAGACATGATATCTGGATTGTTCAATTTGCAATCAGGGTTGACTTCATGCTTCTGACATTGGTGACGATCCCCCAGCAAAATGAAATGAGTAGCGTTCGGGAACCGATAAGCTAACAAAGGCAGGTAACCTTTGGAAAACTTGTGCTCATCCATTATCATGACCCTGGCACTGTGCGGATTGCTGAATGCAGTCTCGAAAGTGGTGACATACCACCCCGGTGTTGGCCTCTTCATAGGCCCCTTAGGCGACTTAACGTCCAACTTGTTCGCCCAGTCCTCCCTCAGAGTATTGGTCGGCAAAATGACTTTGAATGCATCTCCCTGGTGGAAGAAAGGATTCCTCAGGACCTTTTGCAAACCGCTGCTCTTGCGACAACCCGGATCGCCTTCGATCACTGCCAATTGCCGTTTGATGGGTTTCATCTTACCCATAGCATCTAAGGCTGCCTTCAAGGCCAAAACCCCTTGTCCCGTCTTGCCCAACAGTCCTGTCGTACCATCAATCATCGCTCTCATGAACAAGTCCAATCTGTCATACTCAGGTAACCAATCCTTCCAAATCACCGCAGGAACCTTCGACAACTCTTGCACGACCTTGGCGCTCAGATTGCGATTGACTTGGCCAACGACCTGCATGTTGAATATCGGCATGCCTTTCTTCGGTACTCCAGCACGCCAATGATTGTCCTTCAGGTATATGTGCATCTCCAACTGATCTCGCACACCTATCATCTCCGATTGCTTGCTATCCTGGTAGTGCGCGCGTATTGTCCAATGGTTGGCCAACGCCGCGACTATCAGATTCTCGCGACTCAAACCTGTTGTATATGTGCTCAACTGGTTGCTTGGCCACGCCTTAGTCATATCCGCCAAAATCTCCACACGCCTCTTGCCATAGAGTGCCTCAAGTGCTCCAAGAAGACAATCCTCGTCAGGGTATTCAATCTTGGGTGCCTCCGTAATGTTCTTGAAAGGAACTCTTTGGAAACGTCGACCCATAGTGGCTGGGAACAATCTATCCCATATGTCCCCGCCAAAGAACTGTCCAGTCATCCGTGTAGGGACTTTCCTGAGATAGCTACTTTGAGCCTGTCGCCACAACTTCTTCAGATTCTGCAACTCGTCTGTGGTATCGCCTGTGTTATCGGGCGCCATGGTAATGACCTCATCCTGACTCGCCTTATCTATCACCTCCTCGAGACTAATTCTCTTCGTGATCCGGCGCACATCCTGCACATCCTGCACAACAGGTCCAGCAGGGAAAGCCATATTGGTGCTCGTTCGGTGCTTAGTCTCCACTTCATACTCCACATATTTCGGCGAATTCGGACATGCTGCCGTGTGGCACATCACGCACGTCTCTGCTTTGCACGAACCATCCGGACAAGCCATCATAGGGAACATCTTGTCACAGAAACCACATGCTCGCACGAGTTCGGGTTTACTCTTGTCAAGACGCAACGATGAACTCGAAAACACTCTAGGCAGACTTGCGACCAACTTATCGCCAAAATCAGATGCAACACTCACCGTTTCATCGGTATCCTCATCATCGTCTGAACTGGAATCCTCACTACTAGCCACAGCAGTCTCTACATCTGAGCCATCCTCCAACAACTTAGTCAGGGCATGCAACTCTTTCCGTTTGTCTTCAGGATCCGGAGGGTTTTCACCATTTATTACTACTAACTCCTCCGCACCCGGCGCGCGCTCTTCAGGGGTATCAACCAACATATGGAAGTAATCTTCAGCTTGCAAATCCATGATCGTCTGTTGTGCTAACTGGCTCTTCCGCTGGTACCGCTCCGTCATGGGGGCAAATTTCATCGGCCCCACACAAACCTCTCCATCAACAATGGTCACCTCCGCGTTGACATGCGCGTTCGGGAAGAAAATCCTGCGCAACACGTGCTTGAATCCTTGCAACAAGGTGATCGCCTCAGCATCGTCATACTTCCAATAGCCATCCACTCCAGAATCGGGCTTTATCTGCCCAGCGAACTTGTAATTGGCCAAAGGCAATAGACCTATGCTATTCGGTGTAGAGATCATCTCCCCCCAACGTTCCGCATATTTGGTCTTAAACTTCCGGTTGTAGATCCTCTGGAAGTGGCCAAAAGTGCGGTAGCCGACGGAAGCCCAAAAGCTCCCATAGTGCTTCGTCTGCAGGTCAGGCAAATAGTCACTCGTAGCCGCATGCAGTATAGCCTTCTCAAACACTCCGGCAGTGTGCTCATCGATGACCAACTGCTGCTTGGGCGCCAATTGTCGAATCTTGGCCCACACATCCTTCGGCGTTGGTTTCGTGATTGTCTTCAAGTACTTGAAGCATTCAACCCACCAAGTGACTGGTATGAGCCCGCACTTTGGTTGTGATCGGAAGATCCTAGGAACTGGCATCATGACCTCCAAATTCGTAGGTAAGTACTTCGGCACTTCAACGCGATATCTCGTAATAACCTGCAAGAAAGTGTCCTCACGGCTCCAAACCACTGAACAGTACAGCATCATGTCCCAATCATCAACTCGAATTGTCCTCGTTAACAACAGTGCTGGAAAGCGCGGTTGGAAATAGGCGGCCCGCCGATCATTCTCCGGATAGACGATCAGTTGATCACCTTCCTCTTTCCAATTGCAGAAAGTCGGTTCAGTTGGCCTGTCCGTGTATAAGTTCTCCAATGGATGATTGTGAACCACAGTCATGATTCTCAGCTTCTCATTGTCCTTGAAGTACTTCGCCACAGCGTTGGGCGATTTGAAATGCCCAGCCTCATCCCAATGCGCTATAGCAGTGGAACACTTCGGGAAATTGAACGGATTCTCCCCAGTCGGGTCGAAGGTGTAGTGATACCTCGCAATGTCCTTAACCTCCGTGATGCTGTTCGCCAAGCGCAAATCATGATCAGCAGGCATCTTGCTACGGACGTAATTGAAGTTCTCAGGCCTCATGAACATGATAGTGGTAGGTCCAACCCAATACTTCATAGCCTCCTCGTAACTGTCGCGGCGCATGTACGCATGTAGCGGATGTCCGTGCGGCTCGACCGCTCGAATACTCCAAGGCACGCCCATGTCATTGGCACGATCCCGTGATTGTTTCGGTATAGCCCATGGACACTTGTCTTCCACAGCTCTCGCTTGTTCACCGATCCAACCAAACATGAAACCTTCAGCTTGTTGTTGATTGTCCGGCGATCGTAGTAGAGCCATAGCATTGTCCAAGGCGGAACCAGAACTAGAACCAACCAATCGTTCCTTGTGCAGGTCCACTTCCCACTTCTTGATGAAGGCTGCACGACCCAGGTAATCTCCGAAGCGCATCTCTCTCCTTTCAGGCGACATAGCAAAATATGTCGGTGTGGCCACATTTGCACATCTTCCAGATGTAAGTCAAGCACCTCATCAAAAGTCACCTTAAGGAAAATAGCCATGACCTTACCATCCACTGCCCTTAGAGCATCCAAAACCTGGGTCAATTTGACCGCCCAGGTATTGGGATCTGACAGACTGACTCCCGGAATCTTAGCCACAGGCTGGAGTTTCATCCAGCACGTTCCAGCGCCCTTAACCATTCGCTCCTCAAGTCGCACCTTACGTCCCTCGTCAAAGAACTCTTTAAGGTGCTTGTACCCCTTTTCCAGGTAGAGCTTCATACGTCGCTCCAGCTTCTCAAAGGTTGAGGAATTGACGGACATGGTGTCCACAACATGCATGACCCCATCATCACGTATATGATAGTCGATCATAGTAGTGATCAAGTTGCGTTCCAACTCTTCAGGATCGCCCGTGTCCCAGGCTTCTATCCATGCTTTCTCAAGGTCACTCAGCAACATCATATCCTCTCCTTCACCGAAGATCAAGGCCTTCCAGCAGTCACTGTCACCACCAACGCGTAGGCCGTTACCAGCGGGGTACTCCTCACCACACTGGCACGAAAGCATCCCGCAATAGCAACAGGTAGCATCCTCTTCATCGTCACCCCCAATTTGAGCTTTAGGGTTAACCTTGACAGCGTAGTTGACCTGACGCTCCAAAGAGTGGTTATTAGCTTTGACTACATTTGCATGTTTCTGCTTATTAAACCACAACATTTGGTGCCGATCATCAAGCTTGACACGACGTTTCCTCAATTGATCCACAACGTCCTCCAACAACGCAAACCTTCCTAACTTACGGAAAACAGCGCTTCGCTGCCGATAAGGGAACAAGTACAGGTAACAAGCCCCTTTGCCTTGGTAGAATTGCTGTCGCTTGACTACTGTATGAACAGTTTCTGCGACAGCATCTCCACGGATACGCAAAGTATTAACTTGTGACGAGCACTGAGGGAAAATTTTCAACTTGCCAGAGACAAAAGCCTCAACGTCCTCGATGCGCTTAGCCAACTCTAAGTCTTCAGCCTCAACCGGTTCTAAGGTTGGCTGAGAAATAGCCAAAATGCGTTCATAGGCTGTTAAATTGGCTACAGCCGTATCACTAACGCACACTGGTTTTCCCATAGCAGAGTAAATGTAAGGAATCTCACCAACAGCTACTTTCAAAACAGCTGCAGCAAATTGCACATATCTTCCACACCAGGGAATCCAGGAAATACGCCCGGTGGCGAAACACTCAGCTACGACCGTTTGAATGGCTGAGAGATAGGAAGAGTCCATTTTAGTGACTACGTGTCTCCACGTTTCCATGGTCTCTCTCTCTTCCTCATCCTCCTCTTCTCGACATGTCTTTTCATACTCCAAATAGTGTTTGTGATGACCTAAAAAGAGCTCCTGCTCTCGATCAGCCACAGCAGATGCAGTCTTCGAAGTCTTTGCATACGTAGCCCCACACTTGTCACAGACACGACTTTGCCGATGACCTGCGTCCAAAACTTGACCGCCACAGCCCAAGTGCCACCAGCCATGAAGGCCGACGACAGAGAGACAGTGGTCCTCGTGATTCCACCACAGCTCACCGCTACGTTCAACGTAACGAGCGCGCTGCCAATGGTTACACTTGGTACAACACAGATCGACTCGCCAATACGTGTCCCCAGGACGCTGATGCAAAGATCGAAAACCCCACCTAGCTGCGGCTAGCGCAAGCGAGGAACCCTCCCGAGGGTTAAATGGGATGGGCATTTTGCCCGGTAGAAATGGTAATATATATCACAGAATGATATACGATGGAGGAT